GTACTGACGCAGCTACGGCTGGCGGAAGTGGTCACCGTGCCCGATGGCGAGTTCGGAGAGAAGGCCGCCGAGCAGATCCGGGTGCTGACGCCTGGCGAGTACCGGATCCACCGCAAACAGGACAACGGCGACTTCACCGTCGTCGATGAGGGCCGCACCAGTCTGAGCGAGATCCCGTTCGCGATCGCCTACGCCCAACGCCACGGGTTCATGGAGTCGCGGCCGCCGCTTGAGGACATCGCCGAGCTGAACCTGAAGACCTATCAGGTGCAGTCCGATCTGGACAACCAGCTTCACATCTCGGCGGTGCCGATGCTGGCGTTTTACGGGTTCCCATCCAGCGCTGAAGAGGTATCAGCAGGACCTGGCGAGGCGATCGCGTTCCCGGCTGAAGGACGCGCCGAGTACATCGAGCCAGCAGGCAAGAGCTTTGAGTCGCAGTTCCGCAGGCTTGAGCAGCTTGCGATGCAGATCAACGAGTTGGGCCTGTCAGCAGTGCTAGGTCAGAAGCTGAGCGCCGAGACCGCCGAGGCAAAGCGCATCGACCGCAGCCAAGGCGACAGCACCATGATGGTGATCGCGCAGAACATGCAGGACATGATCGACAACTGCCTGCAGTGGCACGCCACCTACCTGGGCAATGCCGCAGCCGCAGGCAGCAGCTACGTCAACCGCGACTTCCTTGGCGCACGCCTTGAGCCCGCAGACATCAACAGCCTCCGGGATCTGTATGTGGCAGGCGTCATCAGCCAAGAGACCTTGCTGCGTGAGCTAGCCGAAGGCGACGTGCTGGGCGATAACTTTGATGTGGATGAAGAGCTGGAGGCGACCTCTAATGCGGGCCTTGATCTACAGTCTGCTGGACCGGCTGACAGACTGGCTAGTGGATCTGATGATATGGATGGAGCCGAAGAAGCCGAGGAAACAGGAACTGGACTATACGATATGCAACCTTCCTGATGAGATCCTGGCTGTCATCCGTCTGACTTGGTACAAGGATGGCAAGGCTGATGAGGTAGACGAGCTGCGCATCATGGAAGACGGCCAGAACGGTTACGACGCCTTCGCTGCAGCGGTCCAGGGTGCATTGAACCGCGGCGCTAATGTCAGCATCAGGTCGCAGTACAGACCCGAGCATCTTGGCATCATTTCATGAGCACACCAGAAGCGCTATATCGCAACGCGATCGACCTGAACCGCTATAGCAATAGCGTTGCGCGGCGCATCATCAATGCCTACAACGACATCATCATCGATGCTGTCAACCAACTGCGCACTATTGATGAGTTAGCAGCACCGGTCAAGGCGGCACGGTTGCGGGCGATCCTGGCGCAACTGAAGGACAGCCTCGGCACCTGGGCAGGTGATGCGACTGAGCTAACGGCAACCGAGCTGCAAGGCATCGCGCAGTTGCAGTCTGAGTTCGTCACCGACCAATTACGGCGTGCGTTGCCTGCTGGTGCTCGGGATGCGGTGCGCACGGTTGAGATTAGCCCGCAGTTTGCGCAGAGCGTGGTCACGACCGACCCCACGCAACTCAATGTGGTCGCGCTGTCAGATGACCTGTTCAAGTCGGTCTATGGCGCAGAGGCCCTAGCGCAGCAGGCTGGCACTGGCACGTTCAGCCTCACCGCGGCCAAGGGTGCAACGATCACGCTACCCAATGGCGAGGTGATCAGCAAAGCGTTCAGGGGCATCGCGGTAGACCAGGCTGAGCGGTTCTCGCAGGTGGTCCGGCAGGGACTGCTGACCGGTGAGCCGACGCCTGCCATTGCTAAGCGGCTGATCGGCAGCCTGCAGTTCGGCGAGGAGGGCAAGACCGTCAGACAGCTAGTGGCCGCAGGCGGGCAAGCCACAGCAGTAGCGGACAACCAAGTGGTGGCCCTCGTTCGCACGAGCATCAACCAGGTGGCCAACACCGCCAGCCAACAGGTGTATGAGGCCAACTCAGACATCACCAGCAAGTATCGCTACGTCGCCACGCTTGACACCAGGACCAGCGCGATCTGCCGGGCGCTTGATGGGAAGGAGTTCCCATACGGCAAGGGACCGACACCACCGCAGCATTTCAACTGCCGCAGCACAACAGTGCCGGTGATCGACTACGAGGGCCTCGGGTTCACGCCGCCACCAGAAGGCACCCGCGCAAGCGCTGGCGGGCAGGTGCCGGCTGACACCACCTACGGCGAGTGGTTAGCCAAGCAGCCGCTCGCGGTCAAGGCAAAAGCCCTCGGCGCTGGCAAGGTGGTCTACTTCGACAAGCTGTCCGAGAAGTACGGCCCCAGTGCTGCGATCACGAAGCTCGTCCGCGATGATGGGTCAGAGCTAACCTTAGATCAGTTGCGCGCTAGGTACGGTGCCGTTAAAGAAAGGTAGCTCCCAGAAGACCATCTCGGCCAACATCAAAACCGAGATGAAGGCCGGCAAGCCGCAAAAGCAAGCCATCGCCATTGCCCTGTCCAAAGCCGGCAAAGCCCGCAAACCCAAAGGTAAAAAGTGATGCCTAAGTACACCGGACCAGCCAAGCCTCAAAAGCCCATGCCCAAGAAAGGCGGCAAGAAGAAATGAAACGCGGCGACCGGGTTAGCTGGAACTACCAAGGCACGCGCACCTTTGGCGTGATCACCAGCATTGGCGGCGAGCGGGAGACCATACCAACGCAAGGCGGTGGCAGTGTCACCCGCGTCGGCAGCATGGACGATCCGATCGTGCGGATTAAATCCGAGTCAACCGGCAACGCGGTCATCAAAAAGCGGTCAGAGCTGAAACCTGCACCACGGCGATGATCACCTATCGCGGCGAGGAGTTTGAGGGTTACAACAAACCCAAGCGGACGCCAGGGCACCCGACTAAGTCCCATGTGGTGCTCGCCAAGGAAGGTGAGACCGTCAAGCTGATCAGGTTCGGTCAGCAGGGCGTCAGCGGTAGCCCACCGCGCAAAGGTGAATCAGATGCGGCCAAGGCTAGGAGAGAATCGTTCAAGGCAAGGCACGCCAGTAACATTGCCCGCGGGAAGATGTCCCCGGCTTACTGGGCGGACAAGGTGAAGTGGTAACTGATTCCTGCTGGTGAATCCAGTCCTTCAGCTCTGACACATACCGCCGCAACTCATGTGCTTTGGCCGCGTGCCAGCCGTTGCCGGTGCTGCGGTACAGGTGCTCATGGCGGTCGATGGCATTAAGGCACGCCTTGATCAACGGGTTCCACGGTTCACGGATTGGTGTATCCCATTCCCGTGCCATTGCCGTCTAGCTGATACGATGGCAGCGTACTTAACCCTGCGGGTTATTCATGTCGGATGAAACACAAACCCAGGAGCCTGCGGCGACTGAGGATTTGCAACGAAGTGTTGAAGCATTAGAACGCAAGAACAAAGAACTGATTGCTGAACTGCGCGCTGCAAAGAAAGGGCCTGCTGTTCCTGATGGCGTAGATGTCAATGAACTACTGGAGTTCAAGCGCAACTATGAACAGCAGCAGCTTGAGTCGCAAGGCAAGTATCAAGAGGCGCGACAGGCTCTGGAGCAGCAGTACCGTGAGGCGACGGCGGAGAAGGACCAGCGCATTGCATCACTTGAGGCCCGCGTGCGTGAGCTGGAACTGGTCACGCCAGCCGTGACGGCACTGGCCGACATCGTGCACGACCCAGACATGGTGCTCAAGACCAAGCTGAGTGCCGATCAGATCGAACGCGATCCTGATGGCACTGTCGTCGTGGTCGATGGCTACCAGCGCACACCAGTGCAGGAATGGGCCAAGACGTTGCCGGCATGGATGCAGAAGCAACCCAAGCCGCAGGGCAGTGGTGCGCCATCTGGTGGTGTTAGCAGCAGCATCCCGACCGGCATGTCAAACCCGTTCAGCCGCGAATCGTTCAACCTGACTGAGCAGGCGAGGCTATTCCGCACTGATCGTGATTTGTACGAGCGCATGAAGGCAACCGCTAACCGCTAAGCTGCAACTAACCGGCTGCGCTGGTGATACGGGCTGCGCCCACACCGTAAACCATTTCTGGTGATTCATCATGGCGACTCTTCGCTCTGACATCATCATCCCTGAGGTTTTTACGCCTTACGTCATCGAGCAAACCACTCAGCGCGACGCCTTCTTGGCTAGCGGTGTAGTGCAGCCGATGGCTGAGCTGAACGCTACTGAGGGTGGTGATTACATCAACGTTCCTTTCTTCAAGGCAAATCTGACTGGTGACTTTGAAGTGCTGTCTGACAGCACCTCGCTGACCCCTGGCAAAATTACCGCTGACAAACAAGTTGGCGTGATCCTGCACCGTGGTCGTGCTTTCGAAAGCCGCGACCTGGCAGCCCTGGCTGCTGGCGCTGATCCCATGGCTGCCATCGGCGCCAAGGTGGCCGACTATGTCGCCAACCAGCGGCAGAAGGACCTGATCAAGTGCCTCGAAGGTGTCTTCGGTAGCCTCACTGGCTCTGATAGCCCTGCGTTCACTGATCTGCGTGTTGACACGGCCGGCATGGGCACCCTGAGCCCTCGCACTGTTGCGAAGGTTCGCGCCAAGCTGGGCGATCAAGGCGACAAGTTGACCGCCGTTGCCATGCACTCGGCGATCTACTACGACCTGGTTGAGCGCAAAGCGATCGACTATGTCGCCACCACTGATGCACGCGGCACCACGTCCACCCAATCGGGCGGCTCGATTGCTGCTGCCTTCGGCGAGGTGAGCGTTCCGACCTACATGGGTCTGCGCGTGATCGTCTCGGACGACCTGGCACCTACCAGCACCAATTATCCGGTGTACTTCTTCACTGCCGGCGCTATCGCCAGCGGTGAGCAGATGGCAATGCAGACCGAAACCGATCGTGACATCCTCGCCAAGAGCGATGCCATGTCGATCGACCTGCACTACTGCTACCACCCGGTTGGTGCTAAGTGGACTGTCGGCACTGTCAACCCCACCCAGGCACAACTGGCGACGATTGGCAACTGGACGAAGGTGTACGAGACCAAGAACATTGGTATCGTGCGTGCTACCTGTACTTCTAACTACTGAGGTAACTAGCCATGGCACAACCTTCCCAGTTTGAACTGTCCACTGAGCAGTACATCGTTGCTGACCACTACATCGCCTCTTCGGTGGCTGATGTGCAGTTCTTCACCGCTCCGGTGAAGTGTCAAGTGGTGACCATCCGCGAGGTGCATGCCACCGCCGGCAGTGACGGCTCTGCTGTTTCTGGCACGATCCGTCGTTGCCAAGGCACCGAGGCTGCCACCGCTGGTGATGACCTGCTCGGTTCCACCAAGATCGACTTCAAGGGCACTGCTCTGACTGAGCAAAAGTTCGATGCTGCCGATTCTGGTGAACTGACCAGCACCACCGCCAACCTGACCCTGGAGGCTGGCGACCGCCTGTCTCTGGACGTCACCGGCACCACCACCGCTCTGGCTGGTGTGATCATCAGCGTGCTGCTTGAGCGCATCTGATGGGTCTGTTCGCTTTTCGGCGACTGCGTGAACGGGAGGCTGCCTCTACGGAGGTGGCCTCTTTCTCTATGGCGGAGCCTAAACTAGACATACCGGAACCTGACGATGGCAATCGCAATCGTGGCCACGCCAGGCGCGGCCGACGCAAACAGCTACCTGACCCTGGCAGCAGCGCAGGCAATAGTTGACGGCTTCATCCAAGACGATGACGTCATCGCATGGGCATCTGCAACGACGGACCAGAAGAATCGAGCGCTGTTCACCGCAACGCAACGGCTCGACCGCGAGCGGTTCCTAGGTGCACGCAGCACCGACACCCAATCGCTGCAATGGCCCCGGACTGGCGTGAGGCGACCTGACACCTACATCAACACCTACGCCGTTGGGTTCCCGTTCCGCATCACGACGGACTACTTCGACGACAACGAGATCCCGGTGCAGGTGCAATATGCCGAGGTCGTGCTAGCGGTGTACCTGAACAACAACACCGACGCACTGGGTCTGACCGGGCTGGAAGACTACAAGAATGTGAAGATTGGCAGCATTGACGTGACACCTAGCAACGGCTATGGCGCCGTGGGTGCTGACAAGGTGCCGCCGTTGATGGAGCGTTACTTGACAGGGCTTAGAATTAGTGGACCTGGCAACATCGCAATCCGACGGTCATGAGCTATTTCCTGGGCGGTGGTGATGCAGTGATGCGCGCAGGGCTTGAGATCCCTACGCATGACTACATCAGCAATACCTACGACGGCAGCGGCAACCTGACCGAGGTCGAGTACTACCGCGGCGGATCCGGCGGCAAGCTGGTTGCCACGCTGACCATGACCTACGACGCCAACGACAATCTGCTGACCGTTACCAGGAGCTGACGATGACGCGCCTAGATGTTGCCACTGGTCAGATCCTGCAAGGCATCGACCTGTTGCAGATCTACGGCAATGATACGTTCGTCATCGGGCTTGACGGTAAGCTGAAGCTGGCGCCAACGATCGGCACGCAGGTGCTGGAGTTCATCGCTACAGAGGACCTCGACAGGCTGCTGTACGAAGACGGCGACAAGATGCAACTGGAGGCCGCGTGAGCCTAGCCAAGCCGCTGCGGAAGGTTGCTAGCAAGCTGATGGCAGAGCTTGGCGGTGCTGTGACCATCCGCACGGTGGCTGCTGGCGCCTACAACACCACGACAGGTGCGATCACCGAGACCACTAGCGATGCAGCGGTTCAGGGCGTGTTGGATCAGGTCAACGCACGCGAGGTGAATGAACTGGTGCAGGCTGGCGACAAGAAGCTGATCGTCGCTGCATTTGACCTAGCGCAGGCGCCGACCACAGTTGACAAGGTACTGATCAACAGCGTGGTGCATCAGATCATCCGCGTGACCACGATCGAGCAGGACAACACCGCGATCACCTACGAGCTGATCCTAAGAGCATGACGCGTTCCATCCGCATTGGCGAAATCGGCAGCTATTGCGAAAATCAAGTCGAGCAATTGCTGCGTGCAACAGTGTTAGAAACAGATCGTCGACTTAAAGAGCGCAGCCCCGTCGACACTGGCCGGTTTCGATTCAGTTGGCAAATTGGCGAGAACACCACAGGTATCTATGATGCTGGGCCGCAGCAGGCGTCTGACCCAAACAGCAAGACGCGCACATCACCACCAGCAAACCCGGCGCCCCCGTTGGCTCGGGGCGTGAACTACACGCCAACATTCGAGAAGCTGGGCAATGTCTACAGCATTCACAACAGCCTGCCATACGCGGAGCCATTGGCGCAGGGACACAGCTCACAAGCGCCGGCAGGATGGCTGGATCTGGTAGCGCGTGAAATGCAGAGCAATGTAAGCAAGAATTGGGAGCGCATCAGGAGGCAAGGCTGATGGCTGCGGTCAACCTCAACACTGTCCGCGCCACCATTGAGGCCCGGCTTGCAACCGAGTTGGCACTGGCGCCGGCTATCCCGGTGGTGTTCCATAACCAGCCCTATGTGCCGACGCCTAATAGCTCATGGGTGCAATGCCTGGTCAGCTTTGGCGCCAATGAGTACCTCACCATGGGCGGCACTACAGGCAGCAGCAATAGCGTGATCGGCGTAATTGCGATCAACATCTTTACGCCGTTAGGTGTTGGTCCTGGCGCTAACCTAACGATCGGCAAACGGATCAGGGACCTTTACAATAGGGTCATAGTCAGCGGTGTTCATTTTGACCCGCCGATCGGACCCGAGGTAGTGGCTGCGCCGGCGCCGGAGGGTTTCTTCCAAACACAGGTCAGACTGACCTTTGAAACCTTCGAGGATCTCTAGCCATGGCTTTTTACCGAGGGCAGCAAGGCAGCGTCAAGTTCGATGATGCCGGAACAACTGCCGCAACTATCGTCAGTACCCGCTCCTGGTCGCTGACCGTTGAGAAGGAATCACTCGACACCACCGCCCTAGGTGCAACCTATCGGGCGAACGTAGGCGGGCTGATCAGTGGCAGCGGCACTGTTGAGCTGATGTACACAGCCACTAGCGCCGACGAGACCAACGTGTTCATCGAGCACGCCAACACCGCTACCGACGAGGGCGGCGCACTGTTCGAGCTGTTCCTGGATACAAGCGGCACCAAGAAGATCAGCTTTGACGGTGTGATCACATCGGCTGAGTACTCTGCAACAGTCGGCGAGATCGAAGTGATCACGGTCAACTTCGTGACCAACGGAACCATCACCCTCGACATCTGATCATGGCTTTCTATCGCGGGCAACAAGGGACAGTCTTTTTTGACAAGGCTGGCAGCGGCGGTCTGTCTGAGATCGCATCGGTGCGGTCATGGTCGATGACCGTTGAGAAGGAGTCCTACGACGCCACTACCCATGGCGCTACCTACCGCGCCAACATCGGCGGTCTGATCAGTGGGTCAGGCACCATCGAGGTGATGTACGACGCCCCTGGATCTGGCGACAAGCTGGACCTGATCAAGGATGCCAACCAGGCCACCGATGAAGCCGATGCAGCGGTTGAGCTGTACCTAGACGAGACCGGCGGCAAGAAGATCACCGGCACCATCGTGGTGACAAGTAGCGAATACTCCGCTACGGTTGGCGAGATCGAGATCATCACGATCAACTTCGTCTCCAGCGGAACCCTCACGCTTAGCATCTGATGCCTGCCTCACAACGCCCGGTTGATCTGCTCGCCGGTGCATTTGACCTGAACCAGCGCCGTAAGTTCAGCATCAAGAATGATGCTGGTGATACGGTGCTGGATCTTTACTTTAAGCCGATCACCCGCGCAGACCGTAAGCGCGCAACAGCGCTGGCAGGATCCGATGAGGCGCTGGAGGTCAGTACCCAGATGCTGTGCCAGATTGCTGAGCTGGAGAACGGCACCAAGGCATTCGCGCCGGCTGATGCAGCCAAGCTGCAACGCGAGCTGCCCGAGCGCGTGCTGAACGAGCTGGAGCTGTTCCTGTTCGGCCTTGGTGATGATGCTGGCCTAGAGGAAGCAAAAAAAGACTGAGCCAGGATAACTGGCTCTTCTTCGAGTTCTTCCTGGCTACTGA